AAGAACGTGTGTCCCTTGTAGCCAACCAAAAGGTCAACTGGTAAGCCAATAATCCAGACGTAAGCACCTGCTGCCCTGAGTGCTGAAACTATCTGAGTTTGGTTTGCATCAACTCTGGCTGCGTGTCTCATTTCGTAACCTCGTCATTCTGTCCCTCAAAAGCAAAGTATCTGACTTTCCTCTGATTCGTTCCAAGTCCACGCACACACCCTGCCACCAGAGCAACGCTTTGGCAGAGCCAATCGTCAATTTCTTTTGGTTGTACCTGCGTATCCACTCTTGGGCTTCGCAGTTTTTGAAGTGTTCCAATTCGGCTGGAGTCATTTGTAGGCCATTCAAAATTCATTCTTCAGCAGGAGAGTAAATTCCTGTCCATCGTTCAGTTTGCTGCTTAATCATGTCTGGCAATAAATTTAAAAGTATTTTTGTTTGTTCAGGTGTAATCAAAAATTGAGTCTCATGACCACAACCAAAACATTCTTGTTTAAGTACCAAATAACCAACATCAGAAATATAAAACTCTGTTGGGTAAGAATCTAAAAAGTTCATGCTTTTCTCCTTAACTCAGCCATTTTTGCTAAAACTTCAAGCGGAATAGGTGCAGCCTTCAAAGCATCAGCTTTAATCTTTTCTAAAGCAGGGTCAGGCTCATTTGATGGCGCAACTGTGAGCCTTACTCTGTCGGCAGGGTTTGGCTTAGGCATAACCCACTCAGCTTTAAAACCACGCCAGCCACGAGCAGCACACTCAGACAATGCTTGCTCAAGTGTCCATCCAGCTTTAACAGCTTCAGCCCTAATCGTCTTGATAACAGAATCTGTGATTACCGCACGACTTGCTTTTCTTTGTTTAACAAAAGAATCCCAAACTTCTGGTGACACACCATCTGGTGCTGTTTTAGTTTCTGTTTTAGTTTCTGTTTCTGTTTTAGTTAAAGGTACATCTGTATGTGAGTTGCATACATCTGCATACACTTGTGTAGCATCGTGTGGGTTTGCAGGATATTTGCTTTCTTTTGCACGAGGGATGTTGTCCCACTTTGTCATTTGCAAAAATGGCTTATCTTGTTCAACATAAATTTCTATCAATCCATGTTGTGCAAGTTCTTTAAGTAACGCTTCTGTTTTAGTTGCGTTTATGCTGTCTTTAATTGGGAAGCAAGCAGCTTTAATCATGGCTGGTCTAGCGTCATACCTGCCAAAATCGTCAACTGTTACCAGCAAACGATAGTAAAGATTTTCAGCAATTGGGGATAAGTTTTCGATGGATTCGCTGTCACGAATACCAGACTTTAAATAGCGTGTAGGCATAGTTGTCTCTTGTTCCAATTCTCCCAAAAAAGAAACTGCGGCAGGAGGGGAGACTTCTCTTTTCGGTGCGCTCATGACTTCGCACCTAGCCGTGTTTCAAAACATTATACTAGATAAACTGGTTATTTGTAATATCTTCTGAAAATGATTTGCCAAGCAGTCTTTTAGCTTGTGCGTTCATTACCGCATATTCTGCCTTAGAAAAGATACCCTTGGCATTGCGAATGTCGAAAGGGTTTAGCTTGTCGTAAGGCTCATCATTGGCAGCCTTTTGAGCCTCAATCATGTGTGGTGCAAGGGTAAACTGAGAAACCCAAGAACGTCCCATCTTAATTTTCCCAATTGTTAATTTCTTCTTGTAACTCATCTTGGTGCAACAAGCTGCAATGGACAATCTTGGTATGCCAGTTAAATCCTCTAGTTGGTAGGATGTAAGTGGGCCATTCTGTAATGCTCTGATAACTGCTTCTTGTGTCATTTGAACCACTCTGGTCTGAGTTCTTTTAGTTGATAAATTCGTAACTGAGGGATTGTCTTCCAATGGTTAACAGCAGCCCTAGTAATTCCTAATATTCTAGCAAGCTCACTCTGTGAGCCAGCAAGTGTGATAGCTTTTTTTATGTTCATAGCACAAGTATAGCAAAGTTAACAATAAACAACACTAGGGAAAGTACCTAGAAAATAATTGTTGACCTACCTGTTTAGTTTGATATACTTCACTCAGCCCATAACAAAACGTAAGTGGGTAATTAAGGAAATTAAATGAACACTCCATCTTTCTCTTTTAACTTCATTCAAAGAGTTATCAATCCAACAACTTATGAAGTAATTTACTTGATTGTTAACGATGAGGGCGAAACCTTTAAATCTTTTTCTGAAGATGAACATGAAAAAGGCTTTCAGATTTGGCTTTCCTACTTAACTACAGAAGAAAAAGCCCAATGGGATGACTATGTTTCCGACTGCGATGCAGAACAATCGGTTTGGCAAGAACAACAAAAAGAACGCTTGCATTTTTCTTTTAACTGAATCAATAGGGGGCTTAGTCCCCCAATTTAAGGAGAACCAAATGAAAAGTAAGATTATTCAGACGCTAGTTGAGTATGTGTTAGCCATCGTTATTTTTGGCGGCATCGGTGTACTACTGGCTTGGAGAGGCTAATCATGAACGAACCAGCATTTCCCAATGAGGGCTTTAATGGATGGGGTGAACCATTTAAGGGCATGACCTTGCGTGATTACTTTGCTGCTAAGGCTATGCAAGGGTTTGCCGCCATGAGTGATGTTGATGGTTTTTCAAGTGTAGAAAAAATGGCTGAAATGTCATACAAATGGGCAGACGCAATGCTAAAAGCGAGGGAAGTATGAACACACACTATCTAACTCATGTCCGTAAGATATTTCGCACTTACGATGCACCACCAGAGGTCATTAGAAGCTACCAAAAGCAATGGGTGCGCTCAGTACGCCAGTTAGGTGACAAATGGCTTGTAGCAAAGCCTATCGAAAGAATCCAATGATTACCAGACAAGACGCTATCAAAGACTTGTCGCATGACGACTACTGCTGTTACTGCACAGAACCCAAGGGCGACAAATATGTTTGCTGCTCAGAAAACCACTTCGTACCTTTCGAGGATTTATACGATGAAGACAAAGAAGCAATGATTGAAGAATATTTAACTAAAGGAAATTAAGATGGTACATAAGAAGTTAATGCAAGCACGAATGATGTTGCAAAACGCACCCTTGAAGAAGTCTGGTCATAACAAGTTTGCTGGCTACAGTTACTTTGAACTTGGTGACTTTATCCCCACGATTAACCAAATCTTTAATGAAGTTGGTCTGTGTGGCATAGTTTCCTATGATTCTGAGATAGCTAGTTTGACTATCACAGATACAGACGATAACACTAACATTGTTATAACATCGCCAATGGCAGAGGCTAACCTAAAAGGCTGCCATCCCATCCAGAACCTTGGTGCAGTCGAGACATACACCAGACGCTACCTGTGGGTTACAGCAATGGAAATCGTTGAGCATGACGCTCTGGATTCCTCTGCGCCTATCAAGGAAGAAAAGATAATTATCACGCCCACTCAAGGCGCAATGGATAACATCCCAGAGGACGAGCAGAATTATCTCAGAGAGTTAGCAATAGAGTTAATTGCTATCTGTGAGAAAGAAGAACCTAAGACAGCTTGGGTGAAGTTGGAAGCAGAGAACTTAGACAGCGAACAAAAGATTGCTCTATGGACATTGCTTCCTAGTAAAGTAAGAAGTGCATTGAAAAATGCGAAAGGTTAATTATGGAATACGACAATACTAACAGAGGTAGTCTATTTAAGAACGACAGGAAAGACGATGCCAAGTTTCCTGATTACAAAGGCAGCTTAAATGTAGATGGGGTAGAATTCTGGCTATCTGCTTGGCTTAAAGTAAGCAAGGACGGACAGAAGTTTATGTCCCTGTCTATCAAGAATAAGAACGCTGACGCTTCTTTAAATAAGCCCAAGAAAGCATCGTTTGACGATTCAGACGTGCCGTTCTGATTACGAGGGGAAAGTTGTGCAAAGGCTTTTTTGGCTTGCGGACGAGCAATGAGTACCCTCACCACTATGAGAAATCAGTATGCAACTCATACTGACTTCCGTGATTTCCAAGGTCTAATTCCCGAAAATACGCATTTCTTGCCTAGCAATATAGACATGATTTGCGAGAGAAAAGGACATTTCCTAATCGGGGAGTGGAAGAAACCTAATGAGAATATGGCTACTGGTCAGCAATTGCTACTCAAGGCTTTTGCTCAAGTTCCTAAATTTACTGTGTTAGTCATCATTGGTAACACAGACAACGAACAAACAGAAGTCGGAGATGTGTTCCAAGTTGTTCTAGGTAAGTGCGTCAAGATAGGAGAAGGTCTTGATTACTTAAAAGACTTTTATGTTATGTGGTACGAATTTGCAAACTCGAAAGGATAGTTATGTCTTATGCAAATATAGAGATGAAAATAATTCAATGGTCAGAAGCTAGGAAAATTATTCCTAACAGCACACCAGAAGTTCAGCTTCTAAAAGCAATGTCAGAGATGGGAGAACTAGCAGATGCCACGATTAAAAATGACGAGGATGCTATTGTTGATTCTGTTGGTGATGTCATGGTCTGTCTTATTAACTACTGTGTGCTGCAAGACATAAACTTAGTACAATGTATGGAAATAGCATACGACCAAATTAAGAATCGTAAGGGTATTCTTTTGCCTAACGGAGTCTTCCAAAAAGAACCTTGAGTCTTGTTTTTGACATAAAGATGTTCTACGATTTGGTTGCAACAATCGGTTGCGCTAGGAGAACATCATGAAATTTGAAATGGAATTTGGTTGGGTAGGAAGTGAGAAAATTACAGTTGAAACCCATGACTTCGATAAGATTCAAGTCATTCAAGAGTTTATTGAGTTCCAAGAAGAAAACGGATGGGCAGTTGAATATGAAGCTATTGACTGTGATGAAGATGAAGATACAGAAGAAGAAGAAACGCCAGCTTTTGCTTTAAACGCTCACGAGCCTTTGTAAACTACTTTGCCAACAGGTAAAGACCCACGTTTGAAAACGCATAACCCGCATAGACAATAGCCATTTGTGGGTTATCTTTCCATAGCTGCTCACCAGCAATGTAGGCGTAGATAGCCCCTGTAAGAATGATTAGCCAAGCACTCAAAATGCACCTACGTCAATCACTTCTCCACGAAACTGAATCATGTCCTCGTCAAACTTGTGGACTAACTCAGGCCATAGTAACTGTCCATTAAAGAAATTAAGAACAGCAAACCCTGACCTGTGGTTGTTAGGATTTATCTCAGCATAAGTAAATTGTGGGCCATCAGTTTCTGCCAATGTTCCGGTATCAATACCATAGCGAACTCCGTTATAGTCACTGAACGGGGTGACTTTCAAGGAATGTAAGTGTCCAGTAACGATTGACACACCCGCATTGACAGTATTGTTGTGAGTAGCATGAATACCACCTTTATATCGATGCTTAATAATTACGTCATCTGTAGGCCATACCGCCCAACAGAAGTCCCAATCTGGGATATGGTCTGTCAGCTTAAACCCTAGAACTTCCTTAAACTGTGGTGCGTGTTGAGCAAGTCGATTGCCAAATCTAATGTCATGGTTGCCCCATGTAAACAGTAGCTTTACATTGTGCCTTGCTGCTTTAGCTACTTCTTCTATCTCATCCAATGCACCCTGACAAGCCTTTAGTTCTTGGATAACAGAAGTTTGGGGTTGGTCAGTTACCTCATGCCTTGATATAGATGCACCATCAAAAGCATCCCCATTGCATATGATAGCTTTGGGTTTAAGCGTTTCTATCATGTACAGAAGCCCTTTAAAGGCTGTTGTACGCTGTGCAGGGATAAAGTGTGCATCTGAGAACACAATAACTGTTCCGTCCAGTATGCCAAGTTCTACCTGTTTTAGCGGAGAAAAAGATTTGGGCTTGTTTTTGTCGTATTTAACACCACGATGGTCAATCGCTGGAAGTGCCATGTTGTATTCTTTTTCAATCCACCTTCTACGCAGATGAGTGGCTCTAACACTTATTCCAAGGTGTTCAGCTATTCTTGTGGCAGATTGATGTTGCCCCCATAGTTGAATAAACTCGGCATCAGTACACGTTTCGTTAGCACTTCCCATTTGAATCCTTAGAGAGTAAGTTTTCTAGCAAGTTAATAACTCTATGCTCTTGCATCTCTATTTCCTCATCAGAAGACTTAGGGTCTGTCGCTACACACATCAAGTCGTGTAAGAAAATGTGTAACAACTCGTGTAGTGCAGTTTTATCTAGCGAATCTGGTGTTATCTTTTCAGCACCAAAGTCACCAAGTCGGTAGGTAGCCAATCTAGCTGTCTGGTTAAACTCAACAGAAGCCATCGCTTCTTTAGCTGGCTTGCTACCCTTCTCAATTCGCCAATCACACAAACTCAAAATTTGCTGCCATTTTCTGACACTTTGTGCAAAGATTTGTGCGTCTTCTGGTGTAGGTATATTAGACATATCAACACCTTATATGGATATTATGACATTTTAATTTAACAATGCACACTCAGCAACTCTGCGCTTTGTCAAACCAGCCAGAACCTTACCACCGCCTTTGTTCCACAGCATCAGTTGCTCTTTAGCACCTTCCCAATCTTGGGCATTGATTTTTCGCTTGAGAGTAGAAGTCTGGAGTCTGCCAATACCTAAGTTATAGCAAAAGTCCACAATGGCATTGCACTTACGCTCATCTGTCAGAAGTATTGGGCAGTTCCTAATAACACCCTGTAAGTAGGTATGTTCCAATTCAACCATTAAAAGCGCATGAGCCTCTTGCTCACTCATTGGAGGGTCATTTAGAGTGACCTTTGTGCCATTGGCATAGTAGGTAGAGCCGTAGCCAATCGTAGCTACATTGGCAGGGCAAAGGTAGGGCTTGCTTCTAAAGCCCTCAAACCTTTTACACAGTTCTGCTGCCAACTCTAAGTTCATAACCCACGCTTAGACAAAGTTCTATCAAGAAACCAGTAGTTAATAGTTCCTGATAGCAAAGCAGAAAAGTCTGGAGTCATCATAGTTTTGAAGACTTCAACGGCTGGCGCACCTGCTAACCAAGCGTTCCATGCAAACCAAACATGGATAAATGACCAAACAAACAAAACCCAATATGTGACCACAGGACGAACAGAAGCAGAAAGTGAGGCTACCCATCCACCTGCGGCTTTGACCATCGTTGCTTGCTGTTCTATGGCTGATTGAAAGGCATCCATAACACCCACGTCAATGGCAGCTTCTCTTTGTGCGCCAATCTCAGCTAACTTCTGCTGACCACGTTGGGCTTCCAAGTCGCATTGAAACTTAAACATATTGAGTTCATGTGCTCGTTCGTTCTTCTTGTCCATCCATTTAAGGACTTCAGGGGCTAGTCGGAAGACCCCACCAAAGATTGAACCCAATATTCCACCAGATAACATTTCAAACATGGTTAGTCCTTACATTTAGATTTTTCGTCATTTTGCATCAGCTTGATACCACTCAGGAAGCCAATCATGCCTCCGATAAGAGTAGAAAAAGCGGGTGAAATCATCTTGAATATTTCTGCGTTGTCCACTTCTTTGGCCCAAAGGCCAAGCATAAAGCTGATTACCATAGCCAAAACAGAGATGCACAGGGTTGCGCTTACCATGAGTGTCACCCAAAGGGTTAGTTTGTCCTTCACTTCTATTGATGGTTTTATCGGTTTCTTGGTCATACATAAATATCCAGTTTACGATTCTGAAATATCTCCATACGGAGTCGCTCTTGAACTACTTTTTTTGTATAAATCTCAAAGGCTAAGTCTTGCAGTTCTGTCTGTTTTTGCTTTGCTAACTCATTTGCCTTGTTCATTTCATGTTGTTTCTCTAGCTTAACTTGAGCAAGGTCATGCCTGTCTGGATACCCAGAGGGTTGAACAGTAGGGAACAATTTAATGGTATCAATCATTTCTTCTCCCTTTTAAGAGCATCTTTATAGCCTTGAACAACCTTATGTCTTAACTCTGCACTATCAGCACTACCCGCCCATTCACTCAAGTTATTCCATATAACAGTCATGTCGGAACTTTTACACAATGTTTTATGTTTTGTAAGCCAAGCAGACATCTGTTGATGAC